ATTTTACGTAAAGTATCTCGTTTTGTAACAGGTACATCAGAAGACGGAGTTATTCCAGTACCTTGTTTTTATGATGTAGCTACAGGAAAAGTATTAGTAGAATTGCTTCCTAAAGAATTAAGAGCAGAATTTGAAGAGGGTTCAACTGAACATTCAATGGACTAATAAATGACAATATTTGATTGGCTTAAAGAAATAACAACAACGAAAACCGCTTGGTCTTCTTTTACAGAAGACCAGCAAAATTCGTTCAATTCTTACATGGTTCATCGATTTGTTAGTATGTATGAGGAGTATACTGAGGTTGCGAATTATGGCCAAAGGATACCATATCCCGAAAAAGAAAAAACCTATAAATACTACTGCCATATGTTACCTAAGAAAAATGTCTTCCTTAAGTACGTGAAAAGTTCACGTAAGAAATCAAACGAACAATTGTTACAACACATTGCTAATCATTTTACAGTATCATTAGGTGAGGCAGAAGAATACATTGAGTTATTAAAAAAAGCCGGAGTAGAACAGATCCTTGAAAAATCAGGGATTGACGAAAAGGAAATAAAAAAGTTATTAAAAGAAGTTAAATGACAAAAAACAGCGATTTAGGAATTGTAGGGGAACACCCCAAAACAAGAACAGTTATTAAAACAGACACAGTAGTAGATTCTATTGTTGATAGTTTTATTTCAAGAGCAGCTCAAGGTAAAGCCAAGTATGGACAAACTCTTGATAGACAAGATTTATCAGTACTAGACTGGATTAATCATGCTCAACAAGAACTTCAAGATGGTATTTTATATCTTGAGAAATTAAAGCAAACCTTAGGTGGCTAAGAAGAAAAAAATACCTGCTATTGTAAAACAGATACAAAAGCAACCTGTCAAGGAAGTTAACTATGCGTTTCATAAATCGATTTCGTATAGTCAACTTTCTATGTATACTAACTGCCCACGCAAATGGGCTTTACAGTATAGAGACGGTCACTACACGTCTGAAGCATCGATTCACATGACGTTTGGTACAGCGTTGCACGAAACCTTACAACATTATATAACAACTATATACGAGGTAAGTGGTGCTGAAGCTGATCGAATTGATTTAGAGGCTTATTTTGAGGAACGTTTTAGAGAAACATACCTAAAAGACTACAAATCAAATAAAAAAGTACACTTTAGTGATCCGGCCCAAATGAAGGAATTTTATGAAGATGGACTTGAGATTATTAAAGTTGTAAAGAAAAACAGAGGTGGCCATTTTGGTAAAAGAGGATGGTTTTTGATTGGATGTGAAGTACCTATTATTTTAACTCCATTACCTGAGTTTAATAATGTTTTATATAAAGGTTATTTAGATGTTGTTTTATATCATGAACCAACTAATAGTTTTAAAATCCTAGATATCAAAACATCTACTAAGGGTTGGAGCGATTATGAGAAAAAAGATGAAACAAAACAATTCCAATTAATTCTCTATAAACACTTCTTTGCTAAACAATTTGGAGTAGAGGTTGATAAAATTGACATTGAGTTCTTTATTGTTAAACGTAAAATATGGGCAGAATCCCCATTTCCACTCTCCAGAATACAAGAATTCACACCAGCCTCTGGTAAAGTAAAAATAAATAAAGCAGTAAACGCTGTAACAAGTTTTATAGAAGGTGTATTTAACACAGACGGTTCTTACAAAGATATAGTTCATGAACCAAATCCTGCCCTCAATACCTGTAAATACTGTCCTTTTAAAAGTAATAAAGAATTATGCAGTAATGGCATTTCTTGATGAACTTGAATATATGTATATCCATCAATAAAAATAAAAGCTATGACAACAAAAAAGGATATGACCCTAACCTCTGTGAAAGTACAGAGCGAGTTATTTGAGGATTTCAAGATTGCATGTGTTAAGTACAAATTTTCTTTACAAAAACTTGCCGACCGCACTATTCATTTGTATCTTACAGATGATGATTTTCGTAAAAAAGTTCACTCACACAACAACCTAGAAATTAAAAACTAAAAAACACATGAATTCAAGTTTTGCTTACTTACCTCCTGAAAAGAGGAAGAAAATTTTGCTTATCTGTGATGACATTAGAGTTCACTCTGGTGTAGCAACAGTAGGTAGAGAAATCGTAGTCCATACTGCCCAACACTTTAATTGGGTAAATATTGGAGGAGCTATTAAACACCCAGACAACGGGAAACGTTTGGATTTATCACAATCAACAAACGAGACAACTGGTTTAACAGATACATCTGTTACTTTATATCCTGTTGATGAGTATGGTAATCCTGATATTTTAAGACAATTAATCAAAATTGAGAAACCAGATGCAATTATGCTGATTACTGATCCTCGTTATTTTGTTTGGTTGTTTATGATGGAAAACGAAATCCGTAAAACAATTCCAATTACTTATTTGAATATTTGGGACGATTACCCAGCACCTTTGTATAATAAACCATATTATGAAGCATGTGATTTGTTGATGGGTATTTCAAAACAAACAGTTAATATCAATAGATTAGTATTAGGTGATACTGCCGATAATAGGATTCTTAAATATATTCCTCACGGGTTAAATCATGATGTTTATAAACCCTTAGATAAAAATGATTCTTCATTAAAGGAATTTAAAAAACAATTATTTAAAGGTAAAGATTACGATTTTGCTCTATTGTTTAACTCTAGAAACATCAGACGTAAACAAATTCCAGATACACTTTTAGCATACAGAATTTTTATTGATCAATTATCTATTGAACAAGCTAAAAAATGTTGTTTAGTGTTGCATACTGAAAGAGTTAATGAACATGGTACTGATTTGGATGCTGTTATTGAATTGTTACTAAACGGTGAACAATACAATGTTATTTTTACAGATGCTAGATTTGATAACGGACAAATGAATATGTTGTATAATAGTACTGATGCTCAAATCTTATTAACGTCTAATGAGGGTTGGGGATTAAGTTTAACTGAAGCTATGTTAGCCGGTAGACCTATTATTGCAAACGTAACAGGTGGTATGCAAGACCAAATGAGATTTGAAGATGAAAATGAAAATTGGTACACACCATCTCCAGAAATTCCATCAAACCATAGAGGTACTTATAAAAAACATGGTAAATGGGCTTTTCCAGTATATCCAACATCACGTTCAATTGTTGGTTCACCTCCAACCCCTTATATTTTTGATGACAGGTGTGAATCAGAAGATGCAGCTAAACAGATTATGAATGTTTATAATTTATCTCCCGAAGAACGTATGGAAATGGGATTAGCAGGTAGAGAATGGGCTACTGGAGATGAAGCTGGATTTACAGGTGATCATCAAGGTAAAAGAGTAATAGAGGCCTTTGATGAATTATTTTCAACCTGGAAGCCAAGAGAAAAGTATGAATTAATCAACACAAACGAAGTTAAAGATAGAGTTATAAACCATAAATTGTTATATTAATGAAACCATTATTTATTATAAGTTGCCCTTTCGACACCTTTAGTGGCTACGGTGCTCGTTCAAGAGATTTAGTTAAAGCCATTATTGAAACAGACAGATACGATGTAAAACTCTTATCTCAAAGATGGGGTATTACACCTTTTGGTTTTTGTGATGCTAATCCTGAGTGGTCATTTTTAATGAACCATGCTTTAACATCCCCCCAATTCCCTAAACAACCAGAAATTTGGATGCAGATTACTGTACCAAATGAATTTCAACCAATTGGAAAATTTAATATTGGCTGTACAGCAGGTATTGAAAGTAATGTTTGTCCTGGTGATTGGGTTGAAGGTATCAACAGAATGAATTTAACATTTGTATCATCAAACCATTCTAAAAAGGTATTTGAAGAATCTAAATTTGAAAAAAGAAATAAACAAACAAATGCTTTAGAAGGTGAAGTTAAATTAGAAAAACCAGTAGAAGTATTATTTGAAGGTGCTGATACAGAAGTTTATAAAGTAATTGAATCGCACCAAATTAAAAATGTTAATTTAGATTCTATTAAAGAAAAATTTGCTTATTTGTTTGTAGGTCATTGGATGGAAGGTGATTTAGGTGAGGATAGAAAAAATGTAGGATTATTGGTTAAAGCATTTTTTGAAACATTTAAAAACAAAGCT